AAGGCAGAGAGTCTGGCTCAGGTTCAGAGAGCAAATATGGAAATGGTTGATTTTGTTGGTAGTGCGACTGCGATAGATAGTTCAACTAAGGTTAACAATGTNAATAACAGTTCTAATGTACACCATAGTGGCGGTTCTGGTGCGCATGATGNACTAGACCCAATGATGGGAAGTAGAGCATAGAAAAAAGGGACTCCGAAGAGTCCCTGATATTACGAGGATNGATAACTTATTGTTCAGCAGCCATCTGGGCAAAGTACGATAGAGTATCGTCCGTCGCTGATGTGACTGCTGCCTGTGGAGCAGACGCGGATACAATAGTAGGTTCCGATGCTTCCTTGGCAGGGGCAGATTCTGCTGACTGCGCAAGTAATTCATTCTTCAAAGTCGCACCATTTCCAGTGGCGACACCTAATACAGTATCTAACTTAGCTTTCAAATCATCATACGATTTAAACCAGTTCGAATCAAACGCACCAGCATAGTTTGGTACGATGAACTCATTTAGGTCATACAGTGAGTTGTATGTAGCCTCAAGTTTTACTTCATCTGCCTCGAAAAGACTAGATGGAGATTTAAAGTCAGACTTATCGTAGTTACGGTATCCAGCGACATTACGAATCTTCAGTTCGAAGTCCGCACCAGACCAAAAATCAAATGGGTTGACCGGAGTCTCGCCAGGGAATTCTGGTTGCATCATATCCATGATTTTGTCAAAGATTTTTTTACCGAACTCGTAAAGCATAACCTTACCGTTGTTAGACGGATTTGCGGGGTCATTAATAACGAGGATGTTAGTAACGTAATGTAGACGACGTTTTTGACGACGTGCGGTCTCTTTATCTTCTTCGATACCAGAGTTCCACAGACGTGAATTCAGTTCGCCTAACGGGTCGTTTTGACCTAGAGTTGTCAATGAACGTTCAATGTACCACTGTCCAGTTGGGCCTTTGAAGGCGTGATCCCAATAACGTACCCAAGGTAGGTCTTGTCCTTCGGTCGCAGGCAAGAAACGAATTATAGCATAACCGTTACCCGCTTCATCGACAGTAGGTTTCCACTTTCGGTCGTCTTGGTATTTGTTGGTGTTAGTGGTACCGCCAGATGCTTCAGATGCAGCAGTGACGAGTTTTGAGATGTCCATAGACTTGGACTTTAGATTTGCAAAAGACATAGTATTTTCCTAAAATATAAACTAAATTATAAACAATTGTATTTGATTGCCTCAATGGGCATTACTATTTATACATCCAATGTATTAAGTTTTGGGAGATAATTCAGAGAACGCGCCTCAGATTCGATGTTTTCAAGGATTGGTACTGTTAAGTACTTCTTGACATCTTCAACCTCCAATCCCTTTACTTCACACAAATGAACTATAGTATCAACATAACTCATTTTATGTTTATAGACAAATTGCTCTATCTCGTATGAGAAGACCTTTCTGTCTAAAAAGTTAGCAGCGTTCTCCGCTTTCTTACTCACTCAGTACTCCGACCGATAAAACATTCTCCACTTTAAAAGAGCGCCATGCTTGTTTATCGATTGCGAATGCGCGTACTACAGTTTGGTTGACAGAACGTTCTTCGATTCCATCACCCTGTTCTTTAATCGGTAACACCGAGGGTTGTAGAGTACATGGCATTACACGTTGTTCTCCATTAACCTTAGTGAAAGTAACTTCAAGAATATTGTTGCGAAGTTGCTCTACGATAGATTCAAACGTAAAATTAGAAACGGTCATATTCAGCGTCCTCTTTAGATTCTTCTCCATCTTCAGAATGAATGAACTTTAAGAATTCTTCATCGCCATCAAGCATTACGATAACACTTTCGATAGATTGAAGTGCGGTTTCCATATTCTTCAATAGTTGTTCATCTTTCGTTTCTTTTTGAGCTTCTTCAGCGTAGTCCTGTAAAGACTCAATGTAAACAATACGCATGAACTCACGCGTGATTAGTTCAACTTCGTTTTTAGCAAATTGACCTAAGTCAATTAAATTTTCTGGTGCGGCCATTAGTTCCATTCCTCGTTATTGGTAGCTTTATAAACATCATTAAAATGAGCATTGACATATCTGTCAGTGTCATGCCAACTAATGTTGGACTTATAATCTCCACGGTCTAACGCTTCGACTTCTTTCGCAAGTAGTAAATTAGATTTACGTACCTTAGAACTTTTCTGAACTTTCATTGCTGCGCGACGAATCATCGCGTATCTCATAACTTTATCTACAGCCATTATACATTAACCCTTATCTTGTGTCAAGTAATACTTACCTGTTTTTTTAGATTCTTTCTTACGGTCGATATGAACCGCAGCGACATTATACTTTCTCGCATATTTGGCCACTGGATTATTAGTCTTAGTCTTAGTCTTCATTGAGCAAGTCCGACCATATCTTGAGTTTCTCACGTTTCATATTGGCATTCGCTTCAATGTCAGTAAATGATACAAGGTCATATTCTTGACACAAATCAATCATACATTGGAGGTCACCAAGTTCTTTAACGAACCTCTGAAGGGTGTGAGGGTCTTGACCGAATCGTTTTAGTTTCGATGCGATCTGAATAACTTCTGCGCACTCTTCCTGAAGAATCGTTAAGAGTTCGGTACAACTATCATTGTGTTTTAACATCTTAGACCCCCATCAATTTATTATCACGGAAATACATTCCCGCTGGAGCGGTCAACTTACCGAGCATTGCCCAGTCTTCAAGTTTCAACGCAGGGACATATTGACCGTACTGGTCAGCAAACTCTTTGCCCATCTCGTTATACTCATTAAGATACTGGAGGGCAGCTTCTGCGGCAAGTTTAGCATCTTTATTCTCAAAGGTCTTCTCGTCATAACGATTAGTAATTTTTGGTTTAGCAACAAATTTAAACATAATATATTCTCTCTCAATCAATTAGGTAGCTATTATACTTCTTTCGGAAACAAAAGTCAAGGCTTATTTCAATCTTTTTTCAAATTATTTTAGTAGTACCAGCTGTTGTAGTGACTAGCGTCCGCAGTAGTAGGACGAGCAGAGGAAAAAGAACTAGTCTTGAAACCACCGTAGTTGTCTAGACGTTTCTTCATCTCTTCGCCAATGAAAGAGTTGGGAACCGCACGAACATTCTGACAGTCATAACCCTCTGAACCTTNGACAGTCTCACACGCAATCTCACGAACGATTACAGTCTTCGCAGTAGGTTTCGCAACAACTTGGTAAAGGTCAACGTTGGTCTGTTCCCAGCCCCAAGAGTCAACGAAGATGTCACCGACTTCAACACTGGCGGCAAGTTCTGCTGCCTTGATTTTCTTCTCTTCTTTCGCTTTGGCGCGGTATTCGATAGTGGCGAGACGGTAATCAATGAACCGTTGTTGTGCTTCGTACATGCTTCAATAGTACGGTAACGGACGTGGTATTCATTCTTGACACCGAGACGGGCACGAGGAGCAATACGGTCGCACTTGGCAATCATACGTTCTTCATCAATAGTAAGAATAAGGTCGTGTTTCGCAAACAATTCAATCATTTCATTTTTCATAATATAGTCTCTTTTCAAAGTAAAAACAACGGGGACTCTCCCCAACCAACACAGCTATTATACCACAGCTAAAAAAGAACACAACACTTATTTCACTTATTTTTAGAACACTTTGTTATAAGACTGGCACATGGTTATAACTTTTTAGTATATCATCAGTCAAGGGGGGTTACTAAGTGTTTCTGACTTTTTTCAATTTCCCCATGACGATATCAACGGCACACCCACTAACACCACCAACGTTCCATTCGTATTCGTTACCACTTCTACTCTTGGCACCACCGTCGTAGTCTTTCCAGTCATAGATAGTCACCGGAGTCGGTTCCCCGTAATAGTCCCACCCCTCAAAGCACCACTCGGTACTAACCTTATCGTCGCCACACTGGGCGTTTAATTCGGGTTCTCCCAAGGCCTCTACTAATTCATGATATGTCGCCTTGACATATCCCTGTAAGTGTATCATATTATATTCCTTATTTGTTTTCAATTTATCTCTCACTCAATTAGGTAGCTATTATACTTCTTTCGGAAACAAAAGTCAAGGCTTATTTTAGAATTGGGTGAATAAAATTCTTAGTATTATAGTACTCCATTAGGATGGAGCGCACAATTGCAACGCTTGAGTTGTGGATGGCAACTAGATTAGTGAGATTTAAGTCACTATTGTTTAGGTGGATATTAATCAGTTCTTTATTACTCATAATAATCTCTCTACTCTTTTTTTAACAATTAAATGAATATTTTAAATAATTAGGAGTCAACTGTCGTTCCCAAGCATTAAACTGCATACGTTTCTCTAGGGAATGAACCACTTTAGGTGTCTCCATAAAAGGGCGATCCGCACCAAGCGCTTTTTCAAACTTCTTCGCGTTATATTTTGTACGTGTAACTTTAGCCATAATATATTTCCTTAATTAAAGAGTGTAAACACCAACACCATTACATTCAGCATATGGGCCTTGAATGTTTTTCATTTCGACGATGTGACCGTCACCTTCTTCGTTAACAATCTTAACGTGACCGTTCTCGGCGATCCACTCAACAACACACTCTTCGATAGGATGCATCGCACCCCAGAAAGCAACAACTGTTTGACCAACTTCAACTTTATTCATAATAACTTCTCTCTCTCTCTCAATTAGGTAGCTATTATACTTCTTTCGAAAACAAAAGTCAAGGCTTTATTTTAACTTTTTTAACTTTTTTTTGGCTGGAGGTTTATCGCCGGACGTTTTGCGTTTCACCGTAGGTTTTTTTGGAGGGGTTTTCTTTGGGGCATCTTTCTTAACAGTAGCACTTTTACGCGGCTTTCTTTTTGGTTTATCAACACTTTCTGGTGGCTGAGGGAATTTCTTAGATAAGAACTCATTAACAGAATAACCGCATGTTCTCAACTCTTTGAAAAACCTGGCATGTGATGTCATATCCCATTGATGGGGGGTAGGTAAGAATTCACCATAGTGATCCATAACAATGTCAGACAAGCGTTGACATTCCAAAGAATCATTGTCAAATAAGTATCTAACTTTTCTATGATAATTTAATTTAACTATCTTATCATTCATTGGGCAACCTCACTAAAAAATATACCTACACGTGACGCACCTTCACCGACGTTACGAATCCTGTACGTTTCAACTTCTTCTCTTTCACCATTGTCCCATCTGATAGAAACTTTGCTATTGGTGATACCACGTTGACCACATATAACCCCGTTATCTTCTGGATATACGGAACTATAATATCTATGAACCTGTTGTCCAATTAAGTTCACCCGATTCTTAGCCTCTTGTTTACGTTGATTCATAAAAAGCACCGCAGTACTACATCTTCTCATTTCACATTTTCCTCTATACTCATTATCAACAATTCCAGATATAAATCTTATCCTGTTTCTTTTTACCTTTTTTCAACGAGTCAACTTTTTGACCCATCTGTTGTTTGAGGTCTTCCTCATCATGACATGCCGGTAACCCAAATGATACCGCATCCTCATACATTTTAGGTGATATGTTAAAACAGACGTGACCACCCGTCTTTATGTTATCAACGCATTTCTGCCAGAGAGGTATAAAGAATTCGGTGTAGAACTTCTCATCAGACTCCCAAGGTGTCATATGTTCATATATTTCTAAGTTAACATAAGGCGGTGACGTGAGCACAAAGTCATAATCTATTTGAGTGAAGTCTACATCGAGTGCGCTTTTCCAAATCATTTCCAATTTAGGTTCATCACCAAACATAGGATTTTCTTGGTCTAAGAATGTTATCATGTCATTATAAGCATCAACCATTTCTACGTTGGTATCGATACCCGTGTAATCTATACCTAGACTCCACGCACCTAACATTCGACCACCCCATCCAGCTGTAGGGTCTAGTACACTTTTAGCATTGTATTTTTTATACAGGTACTTTGCGGTAGTCGCTTTGAACATGACAATAGAACCTAAGTTGATTCTAAAACATTCGAATACATTACCGGCAGGTGTCCTACCTCCACGATTTCGTTTTTGGGTAGAATCAATCAGTTTATCCCATTGTTCTTTGTCGCTGTGGATATCATAGATAGTTTTACCATCTTGGCGTTTACACTTTAATAGGTTTTTTAATTGGAAGTGATACAGGAATGGATTACCAGAGAAGTTGTTGGAATTCTCTTGGGCGTCAAACTTGTTGAGATTAAACAAATCCTTTCTGAGTTCTGCCACATCGATATTCTTATGATTCTCGATATCTTCAACTGTGACAGAATCCAAATGTAAATTCACTGGTTTTAATTCAACTTCAGACATTAAATAATTTCTCGACCTTTTCTTCGGATAATGTTCGGTTTACATGTTTGAAATAATCTGAGAACTTAGCACCACCTGACTGAGTCCACATATTCCGCAGATAAAAGGCAAGACCTCTACCTTGATAGTCGGCAGCCTTCAGTTTGGCATTAAATTCGGCAACTCTTTTCATACTTTCTTGTTCGAATTCCTCAATGATTCTTCGCTGTTCATCATTCACAATATCTTCNCCCATGTACATCGTAGTCTCATTAGACTTTTCTGAACAGAACAAGTAGACATAACCATCTTTAGGTAGACCACCGTTGTACATAGGGGCATTGTTTTTACTGCTCTTACATTCTAATAGAACTACGGTATTATCTACCTTAAATACGAAGTCCGGAGAGTTGTGGGTACCTGTAGGTTGAGTGAAGTACACATTGTCAGGAACACTATCATGATGCTCACCACGCAACAACGCATCTCGGAAGTCAACGACACTGGTAAATCCTAGACTAGACGCTAGTTCTTTGAAGTCGCTCTGTACTAATGAATTGCTCAACAGCACATCTTCTACGGCATCTTCGTGACTCGCCACATTGTGTACGGTACCACTCACTGCCTGGTAGTTTCTGAAATAAGGTAATGCGATTAATTGGGCGTGGATTGCTTTAGATAAATTCATAATATATCCTAAGTTAATGTGTAGTCATTATAACATATATTTACATTAGTTGTCAATACACGCTAGATAAATTTCTTCCTCGGTACCGTACGCTTCATGTTCCCACGGGTGGTCATTGTAGGCAACCCCAATATATTCAACACCATCGAATGTTTGTTTAGAAGTCATACACTGTTCACCGGCATCGTTTGTTCTTAAAACAAACCCATTATTAACAAGACGACCAGANGCCATTTGTTTAGCGTGAACTAATTCGTGCGCGATGTTTATCATTAGGTCTTTCATTGGAATCCGACCCACTTCGTCGCTGCGGGCAATCTCCACTTGAACTTCTTCTTCGTCACCATTACAATAACCACCGGCGCCACCCATACAACGGGGGGTGAAGTCTAATTCAAATAAACATTCTTCAAACTCATCCAGACCTAAGTGGTTGTAAACTCGACTCACATAGTCTAACAGTTTCTGACTGGTAGTACCTTGAATAATCATGTTATACATTATATTNTAATCTCAATTCGTTCTGTAGGCGGATTTAACTCTTGGAACCCTTTAGACTCAAGAATCTCACGGACACGTTCACGGTCAACGGTATCACCGCCACCCCAATGGTCATTAATGTCCATACATTCGACGGCGTACTCAAGGATGGCCTCTTGGATGTCAGGGATACCACACCCAAGGTCATATATGGCATCTTTGCCATAGAACAAGTGGACATAGTNACGGAANTCATTTAACGCAGTAGGAAATTTCATANTATATTCTCTCTCTTTCAATCAATTAGGTAGCTATTATAACACAACCAAACCAAAAGACAATAGCCTACTTAGAACATTTTAGCATATCGATATGCGTTTTTATTTCTTTTCGGTTTAACTTGCGAAACTTGCGTCGTGATACACCCCAAGATTTCAGGGGAGCGGTGAATACCTGAAGGATTCCGGTATTGCGAGGAACGTAACCTATGAGGTCAGTGCCTTTGGTTACATAAGTGTGGTTAGGTACATAATCATGAGTACCCCAATCAGTAATTTCTTCACGCCACATAAAGTGTACAGCTTCATCATAAGTCATCAACTAATCTCCAATATTCTCATAACATCCATTCAGGTGTCACTGAATTTTTCCAAGTAGCAAAGGCACTCTTTTCCACACGATAATAGTTACGATAACCGTCAACTACATCATCGCGTTTACAATGGTCAGGCATACACTGTGGCATCACTGATTCGTGCGCGGTCTGTTTGATATTCTTAGGGGNAAACCATAACATACTAGATAGTTTATCATATGTCGCATGAACACGTCCATAACGACGCTCGTATTCTTTAGCAGTCGCATTGAAGTGTTTATATAACCAACGATAGTTTTTATCATTCTCTCGGCACCAGATGTTAGAAGGGTGGTTGACATGAGATGCCTTGTACAACAACTCCTCCCGAGCATCCTGCGTAAATCGCCATCGTTTGATGTTACGACCATTCTTAGTCTTGTCGGTGTACTGCTCACCATCGATTACACGATGCGCAGTNGANAGTANNTGACCATACTCCGTGACCATTTTGACTATGTGTTTATCACACATCAATTGTGCTGCCTTTATAGGGTCATTATCTAACTTGAAAATATTCAATCGTCATCT